CCAGAACTATTATGATTGGATGGACAGAATGTCAAGATTAGAAACACTCTTCAAGAACGAAGCAACTAAACTATTTGAAGATGGTACTTTAGACGTATTGAAAGTTCCAGACAACTCTCACCCAAAATTACTCAAAGAATATCTTGGAAAGAGAATATCACTTGAAACTATGGTGATACTAGATGGTATCTTTGACTACAGTTCTAAGTGGGATAAGAAAATGAGTGATGATGTCATGTGGCCTGACGTAAAAAAACTTATAGAAAACTACAAAAAGTTCTTGACATATCAGATTGATTCGTGTAGGATGGTAGTTACAAATTTAACAACAATGGAGTAGTGGTATGGAAATGCCAGACAAAATAGTCATAGAACAATTAAAAAACCAAATAAAGGTTTTGCAATATGACTGTGCAGAACTGCAAAAGAAAAATGACGAACTTGCAGAAAGGTGTAAGAAACTTGCATCTCGTCAACCAACTTGGCCCAAAGGGTATTCACCAAGAAGGTATACACCAAAACATAAACAATAATGAGAACGATAGTCTACGGAAACGGAAAGTCACGCCAGAAATGGAATGTGAATGAAAAACTTGATGATGTTGTTACATGGGGTTGTAACAGAATCTTTAATGATGTAAAGGTTGACAATCTTGTTTCCGTAGATTATTGGGTGCAACACTTAATTTATGAGTCTGGTTATGCACTCAATAATAAATGTTGGTTTGCAGATTGGACTGTCTTACCACCATCGTTTACAGGAATACCTGTGTACCCTGTTAACCCATATCCAAGTAATTTTAAAGAGGGTCATTTACCTGTAACTGAAAATGAAAGAACAGAGTATGGGTGTGTCGTGAATGGTAGGTATCTTGGTGAACACAAAGGTATCGTGATTACTTGGGTGCAAGAAAAAGATATGGTGGCAGACGTTGTACAACCAAGAGAATGGTCTGCTGGAACAACTGCATTATACCTTGCGTGTCAACAAGGTGCAAAGGATATTTATTTGATGGGATTTGACTTAGATGAGAACCCACTAAATAATATGTATCTGGAGGGTAAGAAAGATCAGATGCCTGAAGATCCAGATAGTTTTTGTCAGAGGTTAGACTGGGCCCAACAATTAAAAGAGGTGTTTGGTAAAAATCCAAACGTCAACTTTACATGGGTTGAACCCAGTGACAATACCAAAAACTTTTGGGAAAAAAACCTTATATATAATACATATGATGAACGAGAAGTGATATTTAAATTTAATAACTTAACATACGATACATACGAAAACATAAGGAGCAAAATATGTCGTTAGATACTTTAAAGAGAAGTAATTCTCTAGATAAATTACTCAATGCAGTAAAAGAGGACAACGCACCTCAAGAGAAAAAATCATACGTTGATGAAAGACTATGGAAACCAGAACTGGATAAATCTGGTAATGGTTACGCAGTCATTCGTTTCTTACCATCACCAGAGGGTGAGGACTTGCCTTGGGCGAAAGTTTGGAATCATGCGTTCCAAGGCCCAACTGGTCAATGGTATATTGAAAACTCACTTACAACAATCGGTCAGAAAGACCCTGTGTCAGAGTACAACTCAAAGTTGTGGAACTCTGGTGTAGAGTCTGACAAAGAGATTGCAAGAAAACAGAAAAGAAAACTACAATACTTTTCTAACATTCTTGTGGTGAGTGACCCAAAACACCCAGAGAACGAAGGTAAAGTCATGTTGTTCAGATATGGTAAAAAGATATTTGACAAAATGATGGAAGCGATGCAACCAGCGTTTGAGGACGAAACACCTATCAACCCATTTGATTTCTGGGAAGGTGCAGAGTTCAAATTGAAAATCCGAAAAGTAGATGGTTTCTGGAACTATGATAAATCAGAGTTTTCTGCACCATCACCAATCGCAGATGATGAGTCTAAGATTGAGTCTATTTGGAAATCTCAATACTCACTTGCAGAGTTTACCTCATCAAGTAACTTCAAGTCCTATGATGAGTTGTCTACACGATTTCATGCAGTCATCTCTGGTACAACCACAGTTGGTAATGTATCTGAAGAGATGGATGATGAACCAGTTGCGACACCAGTTGTTGATACTAAACCAGTAGAGTCACCGACAACCTCACAAGAGGAAGAGGATGACACTATGGATTATTTCTCAAAACTCGCAAACGGATAATGGTTTCGCTGGTGTAGCTCAATCGGTAGAGCAACTGATTTGTAATCAGTAGGTTGGGAGTTCGAGTCTCTTCACCAGCACCATTTACTACGCCATGATTGATCGACTTACTTGTCTGATGACAGGATCTTGGTCAACTATTGGTGTAACGATGGTTTGTTTATTTACATTCTGAACATTACTTCCAGTGTTAAGGAACATAGTTCCACCACCCCCTCCACCATTTCCACCACCCATCAATCTATTCAGTGCAACCATACCTAGTTGGTCTGTTCTTGCTTCACTGAAAACTTGCATGGGTGACCTCGCCATTATAAACTCAGGCCCCTTTTCTCCAACGAGTGCCATTTGTCCAGCACCTAACATACCACCAGCTTCTCTTACTTGCATACCAGACATATTTGCTCCACCACCTTCTAATCTACGAAGTCTTGTTTGTAATTGAAGTATTCTTAATTGATCTCTTCTTATACCACTGGATTCAAATCCTTTATACACATTCTCACCAGCTTCTGATCTTGCAATTCTATCATTTGCAGCTGCTATCTTTGCATTCAGTCTTTGTATTCTTTCTGCAGCTGTTTCTCCAACTATACCAAGTTCTCTAGCAGTATCTTCAATTGCGTTTACAACTGTATCTTCTTTTAAAAATCCAAAAGACAAAGACTCTGCGAAACCACCGATAAAAGATTTTGCAGCTTCATCTACCTCACCAGTTGCTTTATATTTTTCAATCGCTGATGTTGCACCACTGAAAACACCTATCGCACCTGTTATAAGTAAACCTGCTGGGCCTGCAAATCTCGCTGCCAGTGCGGCCTTACTAAAAGTACCTTTTGCAATTTTTGCTAGTTGACCTCCACCCTTTTGTCCAGCAGCAACTCTAGTTTTTCCAGATGCATCTTGAACTAATCTTCTTCCTTGTGCATCTACTGGTGATCCTAAAGTTCCAGCAGCCATATTCAAACCCCTTGCGACTCCACCTATCGCACCAACAAAACCTGTAACTGCACCTCTTAAAAGTTTCAAAGAACTTAGAGGATTTAGAATTGCTTTCAAAGCGATTAGTGCAACTATGAGTGTCCCAGAGTCACCTGTAAATAATTTTTTCAAATTTTCAAAGGTTGGATTTTTTACAAGGTTAAACATATCATTACCAAGTTCTAAAAACTTTTTTGAAAAACTTTTTATTTGTGATACCACGACTTTAATTGATGAAACTGTATTCTCAACTGCTTTATCAAAATTTTCAATCAAAAATTGTTTTATTTCTTTCCACTTCTCACTGTTTAAAAATTTAATTATGAAGGGTATTAGGACAAGTAGTCCTAGTCTACCAAGTGTTATGCCAGGTATACCAGTTTGTATATTTGCAAAACCCTTGATTGCACCAAGTAGATTAGATATTCTTCCAGTAACAGGTGCAAATGCAAGTTTGACCGCTTCAAACTGTGCTTTTCTTTGCTCTTTTGCAATTTCTTTTCTCTCAGAAGGATTAGTTGCACTTTGTTTTTGTAATGCAAGCTCTTCTCTTCTTATTTTATTTGCAGCTTTTTGAAAATTTAAATTTGCTTCTGCTTTACCACCATTATCTTCTATTTGTTTTCTCAGTATATCTAGACCTTGTTTATTTTCATCTAGATTTTTCTTTGCAGTACTTCTATTATCCTCATTCGCTTTTCTTGCAGCTCTTGTTTCTTGTATTAATGCAATATTTGCTTCAATTTGTGCTCGTTTACTTTCATCACTTGTCTTTTTTAGAGTTTCAGTTAAATCATCAAACTTTTTATTTTCATTTGCGATTGCAACCTTATCAGCGGCCTCTTTTCTTCTTGCCTCTGCATCATTTGTTTCTCTAATTGCTTTTACTACCTCTGCAAGTGATGACATGACTACTTCTTCTTATCTACATATGCGTTTGCACCAAAGTAGGCTGCGACTAGTGCTGAGATTGCAACAAAGTATGTCGGTGCGATATCACCAATAATCTTTGCAGTTCCCTCATATCCTAACATTGATGTAACTAAAATTCCTAGTGGATATAGTAACATACCCATGAGTGCAAACCAAGTCATCTTACGCATCGCATCTCTACGAGCATCTGCATCTTCAAGTTCTTTTCTTTTAAATTCCAAATTCATCTCCATTTCTTCTTGTGAAATGTGACCATCACCATTTCTGTCAACTTTTTGTGCGACCTCTGGGTCAACTGTTACTTCAACGGCCATATTAGTACCTCTCTACTGTTTCATTTTTGCGTTTTCTTTTTCAATTCTCTCATTCTCTTCTTTTACCCACTGTAATAATAAACCCATGTATATTTCTCTTTCCCACGGCATCATGTTCTCTAACTCTGTCAAAGAATATTTATGATGTTGCATCAATGCAAAATTAGTTTTATAGTAATTATAAACGCTATCATGTGATAGCATTACCCTAAAAAACTTTGGAGGCCCTCCAATACTACCTCACTTTTTACATTTGTCTTTGGATTTGTTACATCCACAACATGACGTAACTTTGGCATACTATTAAAAAATTCTACTATCTTATCAAATTGTTCTGTGGTAAGTTGTTCAATAAATTCCATTATGTCATTATCGGTAATATCGACTTTATTATATGTCTGGTCATTGTATTGTAAGTTAAAGAAACACTTACAGAGTAATTTAAAAATACCATCTGTCGTTTCTACATCACCTATATCAATTGAGTCTGAATATATTGGATATCTTAATTGTAACTTTATACTATCTGTTATGTCTATAATATTACTATGACCAACAGTCATTTGAACTTGTATGTCATCAAGATTTATTTTTGTCCTAACTTGAGTTTTATTATCATCTGGACACACTAGATTAATCTCTACTGTTTCACCAACAGATTTTCCTCTAATTTTAAGAAACATATATTCCACATCAAATATAGGAAGATTGTTAACATCAATTTTATTAAAGGTGCATGATGTCACAAGTTCAGATAAGGATTTGACCATTTGTCGTTCATCATTACTTTCTTGAGCCATCATGATTATTTTCTGCTCTTTCACTAAGAAAGGTCTGAAATCTATTTTTTCTTGTGTGGAGGGTAATGTAAGTTGATACGTTGGTGTATCAATTCGTGGTAACGCCATTATAATTCATCCTTTAAAATTATCTAGTTAGTCGGTTTATCAGTGCTGGTATCTTTGAACGTATTTGTCTTTCAACTGTATTTCTTGCGAGAGTAGCTAAACTATCTGCAAGACTTTTGGGTAGACTTGCTTCGTCTGTTAGATTTTTCCAATATCTATATGAAAATGTAACACTTACCTTTTGTTGTTGGTTTACAGAAGAGTAATCAAAAGTTTGTGCGGCTATGGTTTTAGGAAAACACTCTATCAGTTCTACTCCATATCTTCTCTCGTTCTGTTCGTCTAGTTGGTAAATCTGGATTGTTCCAATGTAATCATCATAGTAACCCATCGCCCATGTAAGTGGGTCAAATGATATTCTCTGCCATGTTTCAAAAAACTTCTTTTCCTTATGGTCTGATGATAGTTGGAATGTTGCATCTATATCTGCAAATGAAAACCCCTGTGCAATCTCTCTAGTTGGGCCATATATGTTTGTATCTGGTGCAGTATCTATGTTTCTACCAGGCATTGATATCTGTTCGCACTTGAGTGAGACTGATCTCGCAGTCCCATCTCCACGCATCGCATTAATAACAGTGGAAAATACATTTGTTTGATTTCCTACTGGTGGTAAAAATATTACCTCATAACGAGATGGTTTTGCAATACCACCATCATTACCACGCATTAGTCCAAGTAACTCATTCAATACACCAAATGCAGGGCCTGACACTGCATTACCAAATGGATTACCAACCACACCCTGTAATAAACTTAACACCATTAAATCATTCTCCTACTGTCACTATAAACTTGACTTGCAGTCGCTTTCTTGAATCTTTGCACTGGTAGTAATGTTGCAATCACAAACTCGTCTGCATCTATTCTACGAAATCGTGATCTCACATACCCAGATAAATATTTATGTATGGTAGGTTTAACTGATTGTATCTTTTTTACTTTATCATAACTCACATCTAAAGTCGTACCCTTGTCAAATTTTGTATCTGAACTAAAATCATTCAGTCTATCTAATAGTCTTATTCTAAGTGATATTGGTAAGTAGTGTAAGTTGATACCTAGAAATCCATCTGAATATGACTCTAGAGGTAACACCAGAGGGAACGTATCATAGTATGGTAACTTCCTTGCAAACTTAGGTGCATAGACAAACATATTTAATCTACCACCAAAGGGTGACTTTGCTTGTTTACCATCACGGATAAGGTCAAGTGTCTTGGGTGTACCAAACTCTTTGATTTTATCTCTGTACCACTCCGTAGATTTTGGTCTACCCTTTGCAGCCTGTTGTACTTGTTGTATGAAGTTTTTGATTGCCATGTATTATTTATACTGAGGGAACAGATGATCCTCAGTGAATATCTTGAACTCCATTCCATGATCTTTACAGAACTCTTCTGCTGATTTCCACTTGGCTTGATTGACTGCGTAGGTAAAAACCTCGTTCAACCACTTCCTAGTTCTACGTTTTGGGTTCTTGACAGGTTCTTTACATTGTGCTTTGGGTTTGACCTCAATAACAAACTTTTTGGTTGTTCCGTTTTTCTGTTTAACTTTCATGTAGAAGTCTGGAAAGTATCTATGTATTCTGCCATCTTTGGGTGATCGATATGGTATGATTATTTCCTCACTACCCCACTCAATCACAGATGTATTCTTATCGCAGTAAACCATAAGTTTTCGCTCCCAGAGTGAACGATAAATCACTTGAGTTGGGTCACCCCTGTATTTCTTAGGGTTCATTGGTTTATACTTACCTTTGTATGACTTCATGTATAAATACTTATAAAGGATTGATATGGTCGCCATCACACAACTTCCATCTATTAGAAACTCTTTGCAGACACTTGATAAAGTTAGTTCATCTGTCAAACAAGCATTTAACGTTGCA